TTTTACGATTTTGTGCTTTTTGTTCATTTTGTGCACGCTGAATCGCATTTGCAGAGTTTCTTGCCCGCTGAGCATTATTAGCTGCTTTCTTAGCATTCGCTGCAGCATCATTCGCTGCTTTTTTTGCAGAGCGTACTGCGTTGGCAGTATTTTGTTGTTTCTTTAGAGCTTTACTTATAGATTTCTGTGTAGCACGAGTAACACCGCCCATTTGTTTTAATTCCTGTTGCGCACCTGTTGTAAACGCGCCATGCATCGGAGCGCCTCCTAATGATCCACGATAGCCGCCCTTCTTTTTCTTCTGTGTAAAACGACGTACCATGATATCTATTATGATATGATAAATAACATATAATGTAGGGAAAATAATTGCTGTACCCTAAACAAAAAATAATATCTATTATATTTATTATATATAATAGATAGTAGTGTATTGTACGATTTACTTCTTAGCATATGGTCCAGCGGCCGAGGCACTAACAGAGCCCATACTGGAACCGAGAGCGCCCTTCATCATGTCAGAGACAGAGGGAGCCTTGGCTTCCTCGAACCAGAAACCACCGCGCTTACGGGTGGAACGTCTCTTGCTACTCTTGCTGCGACTCTTCTTTGGGTGCGCCATGGACTTTCTCATGAGCTTAAATGTACCCTTTTTAGCGATATAACCGAGAGCACGAAGATGCTTGATGGCCTTTTTGCCTGCAGCATGCTTCTTGCGGGAGATGATACGACCTTTGTGCTTCATTAGGTCTTTTTTCTTTAAGCCCCCGCTTGTCTGGCGGGCCGAGGAATGAAATACCTCGGCTTTACTTCCGATACGTTTGATTTTATCAGTCATCTCTATATTTATTATATAGAATTTAAATTATCGCACCAAATCATAAAATTATAAAATTCAGAAAATTTGAATTTACACTTCGTCCGTATAGAATAATAAAAATGCGTGTTAGATATACTCCAGAATTATTAGACGAAGTGTTTAAAAGGGATAATGCCGTACTTGTTTCCTATAACGGTATATTATCAAAAAGAATACGAATAACATTTATTTGTCATTGTGGTAAGAAATCTTCCAAATTAGGGTATGATTTAATAAAAAGAATAGGAGCATATTGTAAAGAATGTGCATTACAACGCGGTATTGATAAAACAAAACGTACATTAAAGGAAAGATATGATAAAGTTCCTATATGTACCATTGAATCCCTACATGCAACATTGCAACGAGATCATGCATCATTACTAAATGAATATACATCAGTTACAATTAATACTATCATTCATTTTAGATGTAATTGTAATAAAGAATCTAACAAGAATTGTCTCCAACTTATTAGTATAAGTGGTGCATTTTGTGAAAAATGTACTAGAACAAACTGGACTCAGAATACAAAGGACACAAATATGGAACGATATGGTGTTGAATGCACTGCTCAAGCTCCTGGAGTAAAAGAGAGAATCATTCAGTCTAATTTAAAAAATTATGGTGTTAAAAATGTATTTGAATCGAAAGAAATTATAGAAAAAATAAAATCAACCAATATAGAGCGGTATGGAGTAGAACATTATACTAAAACCGAGGAATGCAAAGAGAAAACAAAAGAAACAAATCTACAACGTTATGGGGTTGAATATTCTACACAAAGAGAAGAAGTCAAAGATAAAATGAAAGCGACAAATCTACAACGATATGGAGTAGAATATTACTCACAGACAGCTGAAATGAAAGAGAAAATAATAGAAACAACCCTACAACGGTATGGAGTAGAACATTACTCACAGTCAGATGATTGGAAAGAAAAAACATTAAAGACAAATATGGAACGATATGGTGTAAGTAATTCAAATAAAACAAAAGAAATACGAGATAAAATAAAGGCAACATGTATTGAACGATATGGGGTAGAACATCCATCACAGTGTCAAGAAATCATGGAAAAAATACAAAAGAATGCCAAAAAGTATAAAGAATACAAAATGCCTTCAGGTACTATAAGAAAAGTTCAAGGATACGAACCATTTGCATTAGATGAACTTTTAAAAATATACCAAGAAGATGATATTATAACCGATAGAAAAAACATTCCAAGAATAACTTATATCATAAATGATAAAAAGAAATACTATTTTCCAGATATCTTTATCAAAAGCATCAATACAATCATTGAAGTAAAATCAACTTGGACGTATCAATCAAAAATAGATAATATACATGAAAAAGAAAATGCAACAAAAATGGCAGGATATAACTATGAGATACGGATATTCGATCGCAAAGGAAATAGAATAAAATCAGAATAAGTAATATATTATAAGAGTTAAATCACATTTTTTACAGATTTATATGGATATCACCAAATAAAATTGAAACAAACAAAATAGAAAAAAGAATTCGACAACCATGGACGAAATGGACGATATCCAAGACATTCAAGACATCCAAGAAACCATAGAAGACAAATTAGAACATCTTGATGATTTTGACAATGAAACCAAAATGGAGCTTTTATATGAAGAAATCGATCACATCGTCATGCACGGCATTCAGCCCAATGAAGATTGGTATGAAAATCGTATGAATTACATTCAGGAATATCAGACGATTGACTGGAAAGATATGGCCGTACGATCTTATCAGCGAGATGATGTGATTTATGATTCAGCAGTTTCTGTTATCGATCACTTAGAACAATTAGAAGAAGAATGGAGCACTTCACCTGTCTTTAATCTATGTGTTTATCAACGATTATTAGAAACGATTCGGACAATCTGGTATCAGTATCGTAGAGAATATGGAGTACAAGGAAGCACTGTTGATATATTAGACGTAATAAATAGCATGGATAATATGTAATAAAATTTGGATATTATTTATTTTTGTTGAATCCTTTAGCAATCCTTTAGCAATCCTTTAGCAATCCTTTAGTAATCGTATGCATAATTCATACTGTTATTATATGTTTAGGTCGTATTTTATATTATAAATTGGAAAAAAGGGCCTAAAACATAAAGCCTATAAATAAGTAGGAATGGTGGAAAAAATGGAAGAGAAACGCACTGGGAAAAAAATTGAACGCCCTGCCGACAAAAAAAAGGGTATCATTCTATCCCATTCCTCTCCGCCCGTCATGACCATTAAGTACTTCAAAAATGAAGATGGAAACTTTGTCTGCCCCGATTGCGGTGCGATTAAGAAGCGTCAGAACTCGATGCATTATCATATGAAGAAGCACCAGGAAGAGCTCAATCACATCTGCAAAGCGTGTAATAAAGCATTTCTTCAGAAGCAAACCCTCGATCTCCATATTCGTTCCAAACACCCTGAGCTGTTGAAAGAAGAGCAGAATACGAATAAGAAATTCCAATGTCCGATGGAGAACTGTAGCTTTACGGCGCTAACAAAAGGCAACTGTGTCATTCATTGTCTGCGTATTCACTTTCAAGAGGAAATGAAGGAAATTATGCAGGTAAATAGTGATACAAAGACAATTACATGCCAGATGTGTGATGTAGACTTCAATAATAGCTGCGGATTTTATTATCATTGCAAGGATTGCATTCCATTGGATGATTCAGACGAAAAAGTTCAAAAATTAAAAGAAATCATTGCGTAATAGAAATGATGACCTTTCATGATATTTCCAACCCTGGTAGGACAGGCGATTACCTATCTATTTTACTTGGTGCATTACTTACGGATGTATTGCTCATGTTATATTTCAATATGACACAATTTAGTGGAACGCTCACTTTAAAGCGATGGTATGATGATTTTGGCATCTTTGCTGTATTAGCTGATGTAGGAATCATTTTTATTGTCCTTGTGATTGCTCGATTTCTATACCGTTATGTTGCTGATACTTTTTCTATTTGGAAGTTTACAGGACTCGTGGTTGCGATTCAAGTCATTCATGATGTCTTTTTCTATCAAGTATGCACGATGATGCCACGGGGTATCAATCGTATGATCGATCTATTTAAGGATTATGGAAAGGAAGTTGGTGTAAAAGCTATTTTTGCGGATAGTATTATGGTTATCATGACTTCTCTTTTTGCATCTTTATTGGTAGGAGAAAGTCTGAATACGAACATTCTATTATTATTAGGAACAGCGTATGTGTTGCCTTATGCAATCACTGCGTTTACATAATAACTTCGTTTACATAATAACTTCGTTTACATAATAACTTCGTTTACATAATAACTTCGTTTACATAATTATTCATATAGACATGAAGTTGGTTTATGGCCGAATCGGCAACAGTATACACAATACATATGTTCTTCTTTCATTTCAAGAAGACCACATGTAGGGCATCCAACCATTTCTTGAATATGACACCATTTTTTATAGCATCGAGGGTGAACCTGATGAGAACAACTCAGCTGATAGCGTAGCCATGGGATAGGCATAATAGAGGATTCGGTCATATCACAAATCTCACATTTCCATATAGAATCATTCGCTATTTCTTTTACATATTCATCACATGCGACACATTCATCATCTGCATAGAGTTGATAGGACATAATCTAATATAGAATCGTTTTATTTAGATTATATCATATATCATTGATTATTGATTATTTTTGGATTTCAGGATGAATTTCTGTCTGTTTTACTAAGGAAAACATGTGGTATCCAGCCGCCGCAAAACCAAGCATGAGAAGTAATTCATAGGGGGCACGAGGTGTTTCACGATTATGATATCCAATATAGATTAAGAGGGGCGCAATCAATAGAACATGCATGGCATTGACCCAAGCATATCCCGATCGTTGAGAAATACGTATCACAAGTTTATAGCCGTGATAGAGTAAAATAACAGAACCAATCGCCAAAAGAGCAGTGTATAGCCAACTGGGGGTAGATGCGCGTTGAAATCCAACAAAGAGAAAAAGAGGGACAATAAGAAAAATATGAAAGAGTGATAAGATAAAATGCTGATTCATTTCTATGATGTGCCGAGATTAAAAGTGGCAGCAGCAGCAGGTTTAATATCACCGTATATTGTCCCAATCACTATGATAATGGAGCCAATATACATCCATTTAAATAGCTGATATTGAAATAGATAATCATAGAGAAAAAAGGTGACAATTGTATATGCTAAAAGAAAGGAAAGATGGAGAGCTGTGAAAGGATGTGCATGGTAATGAACAAATCCAATACCATAATCTTTGACACGATGGATTCCATCCATTTCTACTAAGATGAAATAAATTTGAAAAAGATATCTTAGTAGATGACGCTTATGGAATCATTATCTGATTGTATTAATTCAATACAACGTTCGTGTACTACCTTCTATTGTACATCATGTACTTTTATTTATCATAAGAAATGGTATAGAAAAGAATCAAAAAAATGTTTCTTTTGTCATAGTTTTCATCCTTCTTTCCATTCGCGACTCTATATGTTAAAGAAGATCGAATGGGAATTTATTAAAAGTGGCGAATCCAATGCACTTGAATTTTATCAAGAATATATTGACCATATTGATAGATGGTATCCTCAAACTAACTTTCCCTATACACGTGAGGAAATCATGTTTGAACAAGAAATAATGGAAAAGATACAAAATGAAAATTTATAGTCGATGGATTGATATAAGAGGAGAAAGAGATAGAGGAGACATAGGAGACATGGGAGATGCAATTGATTTCTTAGACAATATTACATTAGCAAGAGGAAGGGAGGAATTCGAATGTGTAGAAAAGAAAGGAACAGGTATTTTTCCCCGTAGCATTATATTTACTTCACGTTGTTTAATGAATTTAAGTTCTTCTAATAGCTCATGAGTTCTTGTATTTTGAGAGGCGGAATGATGATGAGTAGAATGAAGTTCACATTTTAATACTTTAATTTCATTTGATAATACTTGAATCATTTTCATTTGTTCATGAACAAGATTTTGCAGTGTGTCTATTTTTTTATTCATTTTTGATTCTAAATCGACGGCGAACCAGTCATCATCCATAGATGGATTTGACATACTTATTTATTTAATAGAAAATAGTATTATTATTTTACACATACTATTTATATAAAATTGAAATGATTACCATTTTATATAAATGATGCCCACCATGTATCGTACAAAGCAGCAAAAGCGCGTTATTTATCATTTTATGAATAATTTTAAACCCTTTCCAACTATTAAAGAGCATGAAGTGTTGAAAGAGCCTGTTGAAGCGAAGCACCAAGCGAAACACCAAGCGAAACACCAACTAAAACAAATCGAACCTACCACTATTTCTCTCCCTCGTATTATTTATGCTGCTGCCCAAAATCTTCTTCGACATTATCCAATCAATGTTCCTGTACTTATTTATCAATTCCATTCTAATATTACTCATACTGGATTTGATGTGTTTATGGAGAAAACAGAGAAAGGCTGGAAAGAATGGGTCAATCGGTACCCTGCCTATACTGAGATAGCAGACGACTTTTACCTCATGGATGGTCTGGCACTTGCCATTCAACAGGAATTAGAAATGACCGAAATGCTTCCTGCTCTTATGAGTCAATCGGATTGGCTGCATCGACTGATGGATTAGCCTCAGTTGTAGATAGCGTAGCCTCATTGTTATCATAAAAGAGTTGTATCACTTCAACCATTTTACTT